ACTAAATTTAGCAATTTATATTCTGAGTATACTGATTTAACACAAGTTCATTTTAATGCGTAAGCCCTGCCTAGGGTATGGCGTTTTACCTGTGGGGGGATCACTACCGGAACGGGGATTTCCTGCGCCGGTGGCCGGGTAATAATTTTGTCGAGGCTTTCAACTGTCTTAAAGGTGCAGGAACAATCAAGGTTCTGGCACTGGTAATAAACTTCTTTGGTCTGTTCCGACAAATAGCGGCTGGAACGAGTATGAGAAGCGTGTCTGCATACCGGGCAACGCATCATGTCGACGGCTCCCCAGTTGGATTGAGTTTCTCCCGCTTTTCCCGTATCAGCTTGCCCAGTTGCATCCGCTTTATCGGGCTATTATTCAGAGTAGAGTCCACATAACCCGGTTGTGGTTGTTGTAGTGTGAGTTCGGCTAATATCGATTCTTTCTCCATATCAAACGAATAAAGCCCCGCTAATGAAAGAAGAGTCGCTGTCAGTGTACCCAGTGCCTTCGCCGGTGATGAGTCTGTGTAGAGTTCGTTCGCAGCGACCATTATTTTCGCTGCCCGGATGAGTTCGGGTGACAGGGTTTTCATCGCAGCAGACATTTCCAGCCTCGCATATTCCATCAACGCTACTTTATGCGTGTCTTTATAGGGTCTGGCAGAAGCGCATAATTGCAGTGACGTGTAATCTTTATCCAACTCCAGCTCTTCAATCAGATGCCCGAATTCTTGTGCCAGCTCCCGCTGTGAAATCCGGCGGATATGTTCGGTTTGCAGCTCATCCGTCATTTCACCGCGCAGGCTGCGAAACAGTTTGCGCCAACTGCCGTCAGCCTGCTGGGTCTGGTTTTCGGCATCGCGCTGCTTTTGCTGACTGCGGCCAATGGACGCAATAATGTCTTCGTAGGTTGCTTCATTCTTCAGGTGTTGGGCTTTGGCTGCTTTATAGTTGTTCAATACCGGGGTAATGGGGTGTTCTGCTGTCTGGCTCATGGTTGTACTCCGTTCTCATCGGGATGTCGCTATTGTGCAAATCCACACACAACAGCTCAACCGATGCCCGTTGTATCAGCGCTGACACAACAACCCGCCGTTGTGCCATTCATCGATTACGACACAATAGCGACTCTGATTAACAGGAGAGAACCATGATTAATGTGACCGTTGGAGAGAAGTTTTTCACACTGGAACGCCATGAAGCACAATTCCTTTCGGACGCGCTACTGTCAGCCCTGAGTAACCCCACTGATAAGGCAATACAGGGATTCAGTCAGCGGGCCGGAACCTTGCAGGTGACCACTTCACCAGAAGAAGCAAACTTTACGGGAAATAAGCAACATTTCAGCCAACAGGCTCCGGCAATACGTACCCACACCTTGACGGACTGCTAACTGACCGGCCAGCCAGAAAGAAGCGCTGAACTGACCTGAATGAGAAACGGTGTATCCCTTTGGGGGTGTAACAGGTGTAACGGGTGTTACAGTATTGATATATCAGTGTTTTTCTAAAATCATTAGGTGTAACACCCGGTGTAACGTGGTGTAACACCGCCGTTATCGTGCCGGTTTGTTACACCTGTTACACCGATAAAAGAAAAAGGTGTAACAGGCTTTTCTCAATGAAATCAGCGTTGTTACACCTGTTACCCTTGTTACACCTTAAAGATAAGACTCACGTAAAGGATTAACCCACCACCTCGCTGTTAAAGACGTATATCCGTTTGGGATTCATCTCTGGCAGGCGGACGGTGGTTTGGGTCTTCCCGTCTTTCGATACCAGCAGATACCCTGCCGTGACACACAGTTGCGCGACTTTCTTGGCATCAAACCCCTTACACACCTCTTTCCAGCCCGACGGCAACACATAGAACGTGGTGACGGCCTCACGGGTATTATTGCCCTTGTCCACCTTACGAAAACCCACCATGTTTGAGGGCCGGTTACGCTCGCCATGCCAGTCCGCAAAACGGCTGTACTGATTGGCGGTGAAGAAACTGCGTATCTGCTCAAGGGCGGCGGCGTCTTCCTGATTGGCACTGTGACCGCGTTCCCCTATCCATGCCTGCAAACACACTCGGGTGGCTCGCAAGGCTTCCCCCTCCGGCCAGCCGGTCAGGCCGCAACGAGTCGCCATCTCGCCCGCCATCGCAATCAGGGCGAAACGGTTAATAGCCCGTCCCACCTGATTCCCGGCCTCTACAGGCATCAGCTCACGGGTGTAGGTTTTCAGCAGGGCTTTCGCCTGAGTGGTCATGCCGTTCAGGTCTTCGGTCAGGGCCTTGAGCCATGCCCGGAACGGCGTACCGTAGAAACTGGCTGTTGCCCCCTCAAAATGTTCGGCCAGCTCTTTACCACTACCAAAACCGTGTAACGCTTCAAAGACGCCAAACTTGCCTGAGTCACTGGGGATTTGGATCATCCGTACTTCCATCCCGGCAAAGGTGCGCTCACCGGCGCGGGCGGCATGTTTGGTCAGTGACAATTCGCCGGTGGAGAAGAACAACATACGCCACTGTTTGCGGGCGCGCAGTTCGCCGTCAGTCCCGGCCCGGCCTTTGCCCTGTCCGTTTGCCAGCATATAGGCAATATTGCCCGCTTCACGGCCATCCACCTCGCGTATTTCATCGAGCATCATGGCGGCATCGTTGCGACGGCTGGCAGTGCCCTCCAGTGCGTTACCGGTTGAGCGCCATGTGTGCCAGTAATCCGGCCCGCCACACACGGAGGTGGCCGCTTTCATGGTGGTGGTCTTGCCGTCTGTGGATTCGCCTTTCAGGTGATAACCGCCGCCGTCCATCCCCACCAGACGCAACAGCGGAGCCGCAAACGCCAGACTGACCGCAAAGGCCACGCGGGAATTACCGATACAGTAGCGCCCGATATGCTCGCGCCACTCATCAAGGCTGCCAGCCACTCGAAAATCCCGCCCCTGTACGCTGGCCGTCTGCAATATCACCCCGTCGGCCCCCTCACCAATCACCTCGTCCTGCAACACATACACCCCGCCATGCCAGCCGGTTTTGTTCACACAGGTGACTTTTCGCTCTGGCTTACACAGCGAAATGTATTCCATCAGCCGGGCGCGGGCCTCGCCGGTGGTGCTGATATACGACAGACCGTTGACCAGCAACACCCGCCGCAGCTCTTCACCGCTGCCGCTTAACATTTCCATCGGCATCGCCCATTTACGGCAAATCCCGTAAGTGTCCTCCCATTCCAGCAGGCGGCCAAAGTTCCCTCCGTCCGCGTCGCAGGTAATGGCCGACACCTTGAGCGGGTTACAGATTTTGATATTGCGGATTTCAGTATCTCCATCTGATTTTTGTACTTGCTTATCGAACCACAAATATTCCTGCGTCAGCCGAAAACCTTGGGGCAATTTGGCCTTGTCTTTCCCCAGTTGCACCAGCTCTTCCCGGAACGCTTCTCTGGCCCGTTCGGTGCCGTTATCCCGCTGATAATCATTCCAGTCGGCTTTAAAACGGGTCGGGGGGAGCGTCACCCAACCGTCCACGGCTTTGGCTGCTTTCTCCGCCCACACTTTGCCGGTGTTGACCTTGCCATCATCAAAATCATTGTCTCCGGCCAGAATGATGCGCGTTTCTGGCCACTTAGCCCGGATAACCAACGCCACGTTTAGCAGGTTACTGGCGGCAATACCCGCCATCACCACGCCGTCAGTGAGTTGTGCCACGGTCAGGGCGGTAGCATAGCCCTCGGTGATAACGACCTGTGGCGGGCTGTCCAGCTCGGATTCAAGGGTAATAAATGCCCCTTTGAGCACCGTACCCGGCAACAGGCGCTTGTCTCCCAAGGGGGAAACCAGTTGCGCGCCGGTCACGGTGCCACTGATATCGGTCAGCGGCAGCACCAGTGAGCCGGGCGGGAAATCAATCCCACCACTTTTCTTCAATTGCGTGGTCAAGCGGTGGGGATGTTCTAACAACCCTTTACCGGTCAGATAGTCACTTTCACCCCGCACACAGCCTGCCAGTAAGGCCGCGACAGTCTCGGCTACCGGTTGTGTGGGTTTGGCAGCTTCTTTTCTGGCGGGCGGCTGTTGGCTTTGGGGTAATTGCAGCACCTGTGCCACCTCATGAGCTGCTTTACCGGCCGTCAACCCGTTGACCAGCTTGACCAAATCCAGCCCGTCACCGGCCCCGCACTGGTTACAAATCCATGTCCCGCGCCCATCCCGATCATCAAAACGAAAACGGTCTGAACCGCCACAATGTGGGCAAGCGCCGTGTTGACCATGGGCCGGAACGGCAATACCCAGCAAGGGCAGGACAACCGGCCAGCGCGCATGGGCGGCGGCGGTAATATCCGATACAAAATTCTGTGCCATCATGTCCCCCTCAGTGCAGTGTGACCGGCATGTTCGCCGTTTTGATGTACGCCCGGCACAGCTCATCCATCATGGTTTCCCCCAACAGCGTCAGGCGGGGGGCCACATTCAGAATGTCCGGTAACACCATGTCTTCCAGCATGCAGCAGGCGGCTTCCATCCCGCTCTCAGGGCCGTGGCGTGTCATAAAATAGACTTCCACGTTTTCGGCTATCACCATTTGCAGCTCATCAATATTCATGGTGAGTGCGACGCCGTAGGACACACAGGTATCCAGATAGGCATGCGCCACGGCACGACGGTACAGCGCGGTGCGGACTTCAAGGGGAATACAGGAGGTGTTATTCAGGTTCATGATTGCACCCCGCTAGACAGTAATGCACAGCTTTGGGTGACGGCTATCAGGTCTTCATATAGATAATCGACCATAGCGGAGACTTCTTTCACCGGTAACATGCCGGGAAAGGCGGACGAGTCAAAATGGTTCGCCAGTAGGGCGGCTAATAATGCGCTGGCATTCTTGGCGCGGGTTAATTTAAAAAAATCATCTTCCGGTATTCCGTAGGCCAGATGATTATTCAAAACCTGAGTTTCAGATAAAGGGCGGCCCTGAGCAGCGTTATGCTCATATTGTTGCATTGTCATAATAGAGTCCGTTTTAGAAAGTGAGAATTTGTTACCGCTATTTATGCCGGTTAGAGAAAGTGTGAATAATGTTCCTCGCTCTTTTCCGCCGGACGGCGTTCTGAATAAGGTTTTTTCGGGTAAATATATTTAACGGACTTATGCAGCAATAATCCTTTACTGATATTGAGTGTTGTTATCGGGTCACGTTCCGGCGCATCAGCTATTTTGCTGTACACCTTGGCGAACCACGTTAACGGCATGGAAGAATATTGTGTAGTGAGGTCATAATTAAAAATGACTTCATAACGGAATTCAGGGTTTTGGCGCTGGGTCTGCTCGGAGGCCAGTTTCAGGTTCACGATACGCACCGTCCAGCCCTCTTTGTGGCGATAGCGTTCGCCGTATTCAGGGAGTTCAGTCATGGGAGCCTGCTCTTACCGGCAAACGGCCAGCAAACAGTAAGATATAGTCACCGGCCAACTGGCGGCGGGCGGTAGTCTCATTACAGGCGGTGATCCGCAGCATGAGCGGGCGTATTTTGCGTTGTGTGCGGTTGATTGCCGCAAAGATGTAGGTACACTTTAATGTAGCCATGGCGTTGCTCTCTGTTTCGTTAATGGTTAAGCCTCAATTGGTACTGCGAATACTGATTGAGGCTGCTTTTTTTTTAGGGGACATCATGGTAAGGTGGCCACCTAACGAGTTAACAGTAATCCAATAGGTGGCCACTTGTCAACAGTTACAACAAGAGATAGAAGCCCTAAAGGGGGCGGCCAATCTCCACAGTTCAAAATGCGAATTACGCCTGAGCTTAAAGAACAATTAGAAGCTGAGGCAGGTAAAGATAATGTTAGTCTCGCCAATTGGATAAAAGATCTCGCAAGGCAAGAATTAAAGCGGCGAGGCATCGAACCAAAAGGCTAAACATTATTATTTAGATTTTATTTGTATATTATATTGGCGATCTACGTGGTCGCCTTTATTACATTATTAATGATGTTGTTGTGATTCAATCCATTCCCAAATTTCATCTACTTTCCATGCTGTAATTCTGGTTGATATCTTTACTGGTTTAGGGAATGTACCCGCTGACACCCGTCTCCATAAGGTTGCAGGAGAAAATGGTAAGCAGGGCATCAATGCCTTTTGCCGGACAAAACCTGCTGCGGGTAAAGAGCCATGTGTTGTATTTTCATGTCTCATCAGTCTTGTAACTCCTTGATGGGTAAGCGATGAGGTGAGATTACCTGACACAATCTTAGTTTTCCATCAAGAATGGAATTCCATTAAATTGATATATTTTCCACTGAAATGTTCACAATTCCATTAAAACAAGACAAATGAGTGTTTTTTTAATTTATTGAAATATATAAATAAATTATTTTTAATGCGGGTTAGTGAGGTGGAATACAAGTGAATATTAGTGAATGGCAACTGATGGCAATTAAAGGCAGCTTTATGATGGATTTTTATGTATCAGCCAAACCTTACTAGATGTTTAGCTGATACATAACTAGTCATGTATGGCTTTTAAAGCCGATGAAATTTTTTCTCTAAGAGAGGATGCACGTAGGCCATCAGTTGAGATGTCGTTTTCTTGAATATACATATCAACCATTTCTTTAATATGTTCAACACAAATAACATCACCCTTTTTCATCCATTTTGCGTTGTTTTGCTCATGTTTTTCTTTGGCTAATAGAGTTAGCGTTATCCCAAGTAATTTATTTACATTAAAGAGTTCTTCATCTTTTTTATATACCCCTCTATTGTTTTTTATTATTTGGAGGCCAAGTTTTTCTGCTTCGCCACCAATAAATGAAAGTAGGTTGTTGTTTTTATTTTTTGTTGCAATGTTTTGTACAGCCATGCTGCATCTTTCAATTATAGCTTCAGGGGTTTCATCAGTATCAAGACAATTATATCCAATTGAGAAAATAAGATCTGATGAGATCTTTTCACTGTCATCTACGGGGTGCGGAGAAGCTATATAATCAGTATATTTTGTTATTCTCTCGATTTTATTAGCTTTGAATACTTCTTCTAAGGTTCTTTTAAGTCTCATTTTTATATGAGAAATAACTTCTAGCTTTTCTGTATCTATCTCTCTTCTTAATAAAGTTGGAGATAGCCCAACCAGGCACTTAGCTATTTCATCGATAGTGATTGAGGGGAGAGTTGCAACCCTTTCAAACTCATTCATTTTTTGGAAGCTTTTCATTTTATCCCTCGTTCCCTCGATTCTAATTTTATTAGCTTATTTGCCCATAAATTTAAGGCTTTTCTACGTTCGTCCAAATACTGATGCTTATTATAAATCCCTTCCACCCCTTTAATTCTATGATTTAAACATCTTTCTGCAACGATAGGATCAACGCCTAAAGCTGCCAGATGAGTCCGGGCTGTTCGTCGGAAGTCATGGACAGTAAAGTTTTCCACACCCTGCATCTGTGTTTTTACTTTGGCTAAGGCTACAGGCAACGTGCTCTCTGCTATGTGGGGAATCATGCGGTTTTGCATTTTTCGGGCAGGCAGAACCCACCCACTATTAAGTGACATATCTTTAAGCTGTTGGAACCATGTTATGGCCACTGGAGGGAGTGGAATATCGATAGCGTCGCCGTTCTTGGTGCCAGTTAGGTGCCATATGGCATTTTCTAAATCAATATCTTCCCACCTAGCCGCACATAGCTCCATTTTTCGACAGCAGAGTAATAAAAGTAATTTCATTGTTAGCTCATTTTGGATACTGAAACCCTTTGCTAGCCTCATTGCAGCAAATAGCTGCTCTAGCTCACCAGTATCTAAATAGCGCTCTCTGGCCTTTTCCTGCCCGCCAGCATCGGATATATCAAAGGCAGTTGTGGGGTTCACTTCAAGGATGTGGCGCTTAATACCATAGTTAAATATTCGTCGCGTCCAGCGTAGTACATCGTTGGCCACTGTTGGCGCACCTCTGGCTAGGATGCTTTGCAGCATATCGTCAATATGGCGAGGTTTTACTTCATCGGCTTTTAAGTGGCCAATGTTCGGATTAATGTCCTTATCAATCCGACGGCGGAGAATATCAGGGTGTTTCCATCTGCCTAATATCTGACGTTCAAAGTATTCCGTAGCTAAATGAGAAACCAACAACGCATTCTTATCAGACTCGATTTTTGCTAGTGCGTCAGCCTTACGCTCTTTCTTTTCTCCGGCCACGTCGTAACCCAAAGAAACACGAGCTGACAGTAACTTAATTGTTTCACGCGCTTTTGCCAGTGATAGTTCGGCATAAGAACCGATCCACATAGCCCGTGCTTTACCTGCGAAACGGTAGCGGAAACGCCATTTAGGTGAGGCGAAACTCTCTCGGTAGCAAAGATATAGTCCATTGCCGTCTGAGCGGCCCTCAAAGCGCTCTCCAGCCTTTAACCATGCTTTGATTTGTAAATCTGTTAACTTTCCCATGTATCCACACTGAGCCTTTCCTGTGTACCAAATACAGATGTACCAAAGAGTGAAATGGTACATGTCTTGGTACATGGATTTAGTGAAATTTCATGGAATGATATGTGATGTGTTGAGATAAAGAAAGCCCGTAAGTCACGGGCTTTAAAGGCATTTTGCGACGTACTGAAATGCGATGAGAAGTTACTCGATGTTCTGAATCTGCTCGCGCATTTGCTCGATAAGCACCTTCAGTTCAATAGCTGAGTTGGTCACGTCGGCATTGATAGATTTTGATGCCAGCGTATTCGACTCGCGGTTGAATTCTTGCATCATAAAATCAAGGCGACGGCCAACGGCTTCTTTCTTCTTCAGAATATTATGTGTTTCTTTGACATGAGCTTCCAGGCGATCCAGCTCTTCAGCAACATCGACACGTTGCGCCATCAGCACTAATTCCTGTTCCAAGCGGGTATTTTCCAGTTGGACCTGCGCTTCTTCCAGTTTATTGAGCAAGCGCTCACGCTGCCACTGCAAGATATTTGGCATATGCGCACGGACTTTAATCACTTCCGCACTAACGCCATCAAGGCGCTGTTCGATAAGGGTTTTCAGTGCCGCACCTTCGGTTTCGCGGGAAACGATAAAGTCATCCAACACAATATCCAGTGCTTGCATTAGCTCAGTACTGATAGCATCCAGATCCTGCTCTTCAGCGGCCATGACACCCGGCCAGCGCAGAATATCCACCGGATTAATTTCGCCTTCATCGCTTTGCATCTTGACCCAGTTACCGGCTTCAACTAATTGCTTTGCCAGTTTCTCATTAAGGATTAGAGAACTTTGTGCGTTGGCATCCAGCTCAAAACGCAAACTGCACTCAATTTTGCCTCGGGTCAGACGGCTGCGGATACGTTCGCGAATTACCGGTTCCAGGCTGCGGAACTGTTCAGGTAAGCGAATATAAGTTTCTAAATAGCGTTGGTTAACGGAACGCAGCTCCCAGGCTGCGCTACCCCATTCACCCTTAATGTCACGCCGAGCGTAAGCGGTCATACTGCGGATCATCGTTGCGTACCCGTTTTCAAGAAAAGATGCAGGGATTATAGCTTCCGAGGCGCAGGCAGGATAGGCATTACATCACTAAGGCCGTATAATGCGCGACCAATATCGATTTAAAGCCGGAGAAAGCCCCATGCGCCCAGCAGACCGAGCAGCACAACAAGTCCGCCCATTGACCCTAACCCGTAATTACACGAAACACGCTGAAGGCTCAGTGTTGGTTGAGTTTGGCGATACCAAAGTATTGTGCACCGCCACGGTCGAAGAAGGTGTTCCGCGCTTTCTGAAAGGCCAAGGCCAAGGCTGGATAACCGCTGAATATGGCATGTTGCCACGTGCCACTCATAGCCGGAATGCCCGCGAAGCTGCGAAAGGTAAACAAGGTGGCCGTACTTTAGAAATTCAACGTCTGATTGCTCGTTCTTTGCGTGCGGCAGTTGATTTGAAGAAGTTGGGCGAGTTCACCATTACCTTAGACTGCGATGTTTTACAGGCTGATGGTGGCACCCGTACGGCTTCAATCAGTGGTGCCTGTGTGGCTCTGGCTGATGCGCTGAATAAATTGGTTGCTGCCGGTAAATTGAAAGCTAATCCGATGAAAGGGCTAGTTGCAGCGGTTTCTGTTGGTATCGTGAAAGGCGAAGCCCTTTGTGATCTGGAATACGTAGAGGATTCTGCGGCAGAAACAGATATGAATGTGGTAATGATGGAAGATGGCCGGATGATTGAGGTGCAAGGCACTGCTGAAGGTGAACCGTTCAGTCACGAAGAGTTACTGGCGTTGTTGGCGCTGGCTCGGGGAGGGATAGAAACTATCTTCCTGGCGCAGAAGGCGGCGTTAGAACAATAATTGATAAGGGCGACTTGCGAGTCGCCTTTATTATGTGTTATCTATTTGAAATTAAAGGATTAATTTCTACCAATGTCCACACATTGACCACATCGAATAAATCAGCCTCGCTTGCGGGGCTTTATTTTGCCTGGCGTTATGCGCGTAAAGTTAGCAAGCGGCGTTTTACCTGGTGGCCGTTCCGGCCCTGGTCGCGCGAATACTGCTAGTGATCGTTTCGATATTCTCGCCCGTTTTTACAGTATCAAAATTTCCTCACCTTTTGGCGTCAGCCCTTGCGGCGTCTGGCTTGGCGCGCAATTCTATTTATTCGCCTGGACGCTTTCCGCTTTGCGTTTGATCGGACGTAAAATACAAATCCCCTTTTAAATCATTACGTTAGTTTTTACAGATCATATCGAGATCGTTCTAATTACTGTAATTCACTGAAATCTATATCACTCGTTACAGTTTGCGATCCATGCGAGATCTTTAACGCTGGCGCGGTCTGGCGAGGGTGTTTGTAGGGTTACCAAACTGTAATAAGTTCGCCAAGTATTTTGTGCAGGCGTGGTGGGCGTGTGCGTTTTACCTCCCGTTTCTTTTACGTGGCTGGATTTACCTCGCATGTTTCACTGGCGGGTTATGGTGCGATTATCGCGCTCGAATGTGAATCCTGAGGTGTGCTGAGTGGTGCGGGCCGTGGTGAGGCTTCCAGCGCGTTACCTGTGATATGCGTCAGCCTTGCGGTGCGGGCAATGTGAAATGTTTCAGTAATTTTAACGGGGATATTACGTAAGTTTGTTACAGCTTAAGGGGGCTTGAGGTGCTGAAGCATAGACAGTAGCGTCTATGCTCGATGCGGATTAGGCGATGAGTGGGCCGTACTTAGTTACGAGGGATGCGGCTTTGCTGGCGGTGTTGTTCATCTCGCCGGCATTCAGTGGGCTGCCGGTGTTGGTATGGGTATGACTGGCGGTTTGCTGGGCGAGGGTTTGGATCACATCCAGCGTATCAGTGAGCAATGTCAGTACGTTGATATCGTCGGTACCCAGGCGCACCGTGGGCGCGATAAGCTCCTGAGCGGCGGCAACACTGCGACGAATACCGGCGATTTTCTCAGTGAGTGCCCCGCCGACGTCGGTTGTTTGGTTCTGGCCAACATCGTCATTCCTGTCTTTGCCGACCTTGGTCAGCATATTGGCCAATGTACCTATTGAGTAGTCGCCCTCGGCAAGCTGTATCACCTGGCCGGCCATCAGGGTTTTAGTCCCCAATACCGTGGTGCTGTCGTTGGCTTTTACTGTGGTGCTGCGGGTTGTGGTGGTGCGGTTTTCCTCGTCACTGGTCACGCTGCGTCGGCTGCTGGTTTCCTCTATCGCCTGGTCGGTATCACGCCGCCAACTGCCGTCGACCGTCACGCGCTGACTGACGCCGGCGCGCTGTTGTTGTAGCTGTTCGCCTGGCTTGACGGCGGGCAGTGACAATCCCTCAGACAGCGTTTGCCGGATCATTGGTTTATCTGGCCGGCCATCAGCAAAACCAATTTCTACCAGCGCCCCCTCTGGCGGGAACTGGAACATGCCGCCCTCACTGCCCGCCATCGGTACCGGTAGCGGCACCGCGTTATATTCCTGCGCGCCGGCGGCGGCGTTGCCGTTCTCGTCCAGTAATTGAATATTGACGGCATAGCGCGGGCGGAACGGGTCGGACGGGTCGCCCAGCTCGGCGGCATCGGTCGGACTCATTACCCGAGCCATGCGGGGCAAGTGCAATCCTGCGCCCAGCTCCGGGTAAAGTTTTTCAATCTGGCGCTGTTCCGGGGATTTCTGTGCCGGCTGGCCCTGGCTGTTTAGCGGCGTCCAGCTCAATGTCATGCTGTCGTCAGTCACATCTACTTTAGTGATGCGCCGACCATTCACAATAACGCCCGGGCGGATAGCGGGGATAAGTGGCACCGTCAGACTATTACCCCCGCCGCCGCCCTGGGCGAATTCCTGCGGAATATCGACCGGCGTTTGCGCAAAACGGGAATCGGCATAACTGCCGACATAGACCGTGCCATCGGGTAGCTGGTACCAGACATAATCGGGAATATTGAACGCGCGGCCCAGATTGATAAGGAGCTGATAACCAGTACCATGGTGCTGAAAATGAGGGATCGGGGTGTCGGTATAACCGACGTTTTCCGGCAACACAAAAGGCATGTTAGTGGATTTGCCTAGCGCGTCAGTGACATCGCGTAATGTGGGGTGTTGCAATGAGCACGGCCACGAACGATCAAACACGCCGACCAGCTCCCGCACAGATAACCGCTGCGCGCCATTTTCAGCCGGCGCGGTGCGCTCCACAAATCCGGTTAACCAGCGATAGATTGAGGCGTTATAGCCCAAGTCCAGCCGCACTAACTTACCGACACAATCCCGCTCTGTCATGACGGTAATGAAACCCAGACCGCACCCATTGAGTGAGAGCGAAAGATTTAAATTATTGGCGGGGATTTCATCATCACCGATGCGCAATGTAACAACCGATTTCATGTATCACCCCCTGATGGGCCAATGGTGTTATCAATTTTTTGCAGCACATTCTCAAACCAGGTGCGGCTTTCCTCTGACTCTCCGGCTGTCGCGGTGCCGCCTGCGGTCTGAACGGTGGCGTTCTTGCCGCCCGCACTGGCTTGTTGGGCTTTGCGCTCAGCAACGCTTGAATGCTCAGCCAGGGTAAAATTAACCAGCCAGGCCATTCTGTCCGTTTGCTGCGCGGCATCCACGCCACTGGTAAATGTCGCCTCCCTGAATTTCACCGCCTGCGCCATTTCATGGGCCACGCGGTAGCGTTTTTTACTGCCATCACTGTTTTTAGCCTCTGCCAGGGCAAAAATACGGGTCAAAATGGCTTTATCCGCATAAGAAATTAACCCGGACACGCGCAACTCCTTGCCCTTCGTCCCTTGCTCCGCTTTGTCGGTACTGCTGGCCTGGCCGCTCTGGTCTTTATCCTGAATCGGCATCGTCAGCGTCACGAGGATATTACTCAGCGGGATAGCCTCGCCATCGAGCGCCAACATCACAATATCAGCCATGATTTACCACCATTTCGCGCAGTGGGGCCAAATCAGCGCCCACAAACAGTAACGCCAGGCTGAAAATGGCCTGACTGTCGGGTATGTCTTTTTTCATCTCGGCGATCGCCGTTTGTGTGTTGTCCTCAACCGATAACGACCACACCGGCACACTCGCACCCTGTAGCAGTTCCAGGCTCTTTCCTGCCTCGGCCAGTAATGCGGCTCGCTGCTGGCTGAATGCGGCCAACGCGGTATCTATGGCCGCGCTACTGCTGCCGCCTGCGGTATCACTGATTGCCTTTTGCAAGGCTTGCGCACCGGATGCCGCACGGGTGGTGGCAACCGATAGCGGCGCACTGGCTGGCAAACCGCCAGGGCGTGCGGGGATTTGCATTTTACTGGTATCCAGACTTAACGCGGCCTTGGCCCGGCGCTGAACTTGAGTCAGTGCCGGTATCGGGAACACGGCAGCGGCGGCGGTCAATAAAGTAATAAATTCGGTCAGGGTGTTGGCGGCAATCAGCAATACCAGCACATCCTGATCGCTGTCTGCGCCGGCCAATCGACTGGCGAGTGAATTGATCGCGTTTTCCGGGCTGAGGAAAGAGCCTGATGGTTCACTCTGGCCGACACCAAACGCCCAGGGGTGAACGGCCACGGCTGAGCAATTGACGGGGGCTAGATTCGGCGGGATGCGTAATAATGATTTATGCCACATCTGGCACCTCGGGCCACTTAGGGCGTGAAACATCGACTTTTGTCAGATCATAGCGGTACTTCTGCCACGCAGCCAAACGCGGGATATCTTCATCGTCAATGTAATCGCCGTCTTTTGCGTCACGCATCGGGGCAATGACTTCTGCTGCATGTGCAATGAGTTCTGTCTTTTTATGCTGAGATAATAAAATGAGTTCCTCTGGCGTTGGCGGCGGGTTAGTCATCAGCATCGCCACCTCTTCCGTGATTGATACCAGGCCCGTTTTGATGGCTCCCTCTGCGCAGTCATCTTCATACGCATAGACTTCATTTTTCTGGTCTTTGTAGTATTTCATTATCTCAGCTCCTTCCAAATTCCGATGACTCCAGTGGCATCAACGCGGTACGTATCATTCGGCATAACGATAAAAGTTGCGCTATGTTGTAACCACTCAGTGCCACCGCCGCGCGGATGGACAATCGTGCCAGCAGAGCCCGTTTGACAATTCAATCCGGAGCTTTGCCTGTACTCAGTAGTAACAGCCACCATAATTGGCTTTCCTGTGCTGTTCGTGTACCACGTTCCTGACGCACGAGAAGACACAACATTTGTCCATGATTGGCCGACGGCAAACTTAGAAAATCTGGCATCAAAGTTTGAGTAATCGCCGGGCGTTATGGTGCTTGATGATGCTATTGGCCTTGAGACCGACATTAGCGCTGAACTCAAACTCCAGGCATAGCCCGTTGCGTCATTCCAGGCGTAAATAGTCCCGCTTGAATGCAGTCCGATACCCACGCCGCTAGGATTTGTAATGCCGCCATTAGCAGGAGTCACAAGGCAGCTTCTAAATCCGTTCGGCCCCAACGGTGCATCATGGG